GTAATGAAATTTAAAACCAAGGTAACATTTTTAATTAGCGGCGAAATTCATGATCCAGACTTTAGCATTAATGATGTTGCTAAAATGGTAGAGGTAAAAGTTAAACCTTGGGTATCTGAACATAAAGAATTATGGCCTTATACTGGAGAACCTTCGCCACAATTAAGAAAGTATTCCATTGAGAGCATTAAAAGAGTTGATGACTGAATTAGTTATTGTATTTTACCAATGTTTGCAACCAATAGATTATGTTGTAATCATATTATCTTTTATTATAGGATATTTGTGTGCTTAATAGTAAAGTAAGTATAAAACTAGACAAACAACTATCTTGTGAATATATATGTGCTAATGTACAAAAACTAGTCAACTCCTATTTAGAACAATATAATGATCTATCGAATTTTTTATTGGTTTGTGAACTGAAAGAAATAACAACAACAAATCAAACATTATTACCTAGAATAGGACTAAAAAATGAACAAACTTTATAGCGCCCTAGAACAACATTACATATCTAAGATAACAGAAGCAGTTGCTACTTTAGATTTATACTTCAATAAAAGTGTTGGTATCGGAGAACATTCAGATATTCTGGAAGAATTAAAGAAATATACCGATATGCTTGATGATGCAGATTCAAAGTTGAATACTTTGCGATCTTATTTTAATAACGATGGATCGTCGAAGTGAACAATGATATCATTGTTATAAGCGATTTACATCTTGGTTCCTCTGTTTGTCAAGACGATAAACTATTAAAGTTTTTGCGTCACATAGAAACCAAGTGCTGTAAATTAATCATTAATGGCGATTTATTTGATCATTGGAATTTTAAAAAACTATCCGATAATCATTGGAAAATTCTTAAAACGATACGAAAATTATCTTCTAAAATAGAAGTAATCTGGATAAGAGGAAACCATGATGGACCCTCCGATATGATTTCTCACCTTATAGGAGTAGAATTTTTAGATGAATATTGGTTTACTTATGGTAACAAGAATTTTATTGTTATTCATGGTGATATTTTTGATGATTTTCTTACAAAATATCCGCTCATAACAAAAATTGCTGACTATATTTATAGACTAGTACAAAAACTAGATCCATCTTTTTATTGGCCTAGACTACTAAAAAGAGGAAGTAAAACTTTTCTTAGGGCGGTTCAAAAGGTCAAAATTAGAGCAAAAAACTATTGCGCCACAAATAAACAAAATGTTATCATTTGTGGTCATACCCATATGTATGAGGTAGACGAGAGCGATACTGTTCATTACTATAACACTGGGTCTTGGACAACCGATCCATGTTCGTATCTAGTAATCAAAGACTCAAGTATAACAATAGAACATATATGAGACTAAAAGAAGTCGAGACATTAAATACTGGCGATATTGTATATAATATTTACCAAGAAGAATTGGTAATTAACTCCATTAATTTAGACAATATTAATGTGGAATATAATATAGTTTGTGTTAATACTGGCTTATTTTTAGAATCATATCCACACGATCTTTTATATAGAACTTATAACGATTTGTGTGATGAGGAACTTAGTTTTATTTTTTGGGCTAGTGCTAATAAAAATCTGCTACTAGACCTACATGATAATAATTTAGTCAAAAAGATCAAATACGCATATATGCAAGGTTATGCTAAGGGTTTTGAATCTAAACCACGATGTTCTGGAGGAAGGTGTAAGAAATAATTATGTTATGGACACAAGTACGATCTTGGGCAAAAGATAAGGGATATACAACCTTTAGGGAGAAGAATAAAAACTCTGAAGATAACTCTTATGATTACTATTGGGCAAAAGATAACGACCCTACTGCTACAGGATTATCATTAAGTGTGAGTAAATTAGCCAAAGATATATATAATCATATTACAGATAATAAGTTTGTAGACTATCAGGCAGCATACCAATTAAACAAAGAAGATCCAACTTTTTCATTATCTGATTATGGAAATTGATAAACCAGAGATAAAGAAACAATCACTATCAGTAACCATAGCATCATTAATTGGTGCCGCAGTAAATGGTATAGTAGCATATGTTGCTGTATACTTTTTTAAACCTTTATGGGAAAAACTAATCAAGTGGTGGAAAAATGAATCAAACAGTTAAATTGATTAGTGTTACTCCAGATGCCGAAAAAACTATAGCATATTGTGCAAGAGTTAGTAATCCGAATAATCAGGACAGCGATAATATATCTAAACTACTAAAATATTGCATAGATCATCGTCATTGGTCAATATTTGAAATGGCTCATCTTACTCTTGAGGTTAATACAACAAGAGGTTTGGCCGCTCAGATATTACGACACAGAAGTTTTAACTTTCAAGAATTTAGTCAAAGATATGCTGATACAACTCTTTTAGCGGAAGATATACCACTATTTGAATTACGCCGACAAGACAACAAAAATAGACAAAATAGTATTGACGACATTGATCAAGAAATTATGGTCAAATGGAATACTAAAATTAGAGAACATTTTGCTAAGTCTAAAAGTTTATATGACGGTATGATTAAAGATGGTATTGCCAAAGAATGTGCTAGATTTATTTTACCTCTAGCAACGCCAACAAGATTGTATATGAATGGTAATTTACGATCATGGATAACTTATATTAGCCTTAGAGAAAAAAATGGTACTCAAAAAGAACACATTGATATTGCAAAACAGTGTAAAAGTATATTTTGCGAGCAATTTCCAGTAATAGGAGAGGCTTGCGGAGGTAACCAAAATGAATGGAGAATATAATGCTAAGTGAATATCTAGTAACAGCACAAGGTTATGAGAAGCAGGATTCTTATAAGCAAACATTGATTTTGCACGATACTTTTAAAGCAGCAGACGAGCATGATGCTAAAAACCAATTTAGTGCTAAATTTGCTTTTACTCACAATATCATAAACATTTATTCTGCTATTAATGTAAATGACGTATGACAAGAAAAGAGTTTTGGCAAAAAATTATCAATGATCTATTAGAAGATAATTTTGCCATCTTTTTACACAAACAACATGATATTGATGGATGGAGCGGATGGCTTGATGCTGGTGAAGAAGGTAATGAATTTGTTGTGGCGTTAGACCATCCACTAAGTTTTGAAACTGCTATTCATGAATATTGTCATTATTTACAATGGAAGCATAAACCAGATTTGTGGCAAAAAGTAGACGCAACATATGGAGTCTTAATAGATTGGCTAGAGGATAGTCAAATAACAGAGACAGAAGAAAGTCTAAAACAGAGTTTACATGATATTATAATGTTGGAACATGATTGTGAGTTGATGAGTATAAATTTTGCTATGCAGAATTGTATCGAAGGTTTTGATGTTAATAGATATGTACAGGCTGCTAACTTATATTTATGGCATTATCATTACAATCTAAAATTTAGAAAAAAACCAACAAAAGCGATATGTTCAACTGATGCTGTTAAAAAAATGAGTTTGGTTTTTGATAGTGATTATAGATATTATCTAGATTTAAATAACCTTGATTCCGAAAAACAACAAAACATCGTTAAAGAATACTCTTGACTTGGACGATACTTGTGGTATACTCAGGGTTTAAAGGAACTACAAATGAAACTAGGATTGTGCTGCATTAGTCTTAAACTAAAAGAACAAGGCTATGGTTTTCAAACCATGACCTACAAACGATTTTCATCTTTACCTAGAGATGAGGCTTTGAGTATTCTAGGAGATAGAATTCTAAATAATCTTAAAGTCACTAATCAAACTATTAGATTTTGTTCAGAAAATAATTATGTTTATCGCGTTAGTAGCGATATTTTTCCTCTTATTACTTTTGATGAGGCTAATGTAAACCTTGAGGATTTACCAACGTATGATGAAATTCAAGATGAGTTTGATAATATTTCTCAGACTATTATTGATACTAATGTTCGCGTGTCTTGTCATCCCAGTGAGTTTAATAGTTTGGCTAGTTTGTCAGATAAGGTTGTTGAAAAAACAATTACTGAACTCAATTTCTACAGCAGTTTCTTTGACAGAATAAATCTTCCTGCTGACCGTAGAAGTCCTATGAATCTTCATGTTCATAACAACAACGGAAGCAAAGAAGAAATATCTCATAGATTTTATGCTAACTTCAAACGTCTTGATGAAAATTGTCAAGCCCGTCTTACCATCGAGAACGACGACAAACTAAATTGCTGGAGCGTTAAAGACTTAGTAGATATTTTTCATCCGATCACAAGAATCCCAATCTGCTTCGACTATTTGCATCACAAATGTCATCCTAATAATTTACCAGAACAAGATGCCATCAATATGTGTTGGGAAACTTGGCAAACTAAACCACTATTTCATTATAGTGAAAGTAGGCCGGGAAATAATCCAAGGGCGCATAATGATTATGCCGAAACTCCATTTAATACATACGGACTAGAATTTGACATTGATATGGAGTTGAAAGCCAAAGATTATGCTATTGAAAAGTACGAAAACATTTTACAAGGAGCAAAAGTATGAGTGCTTGGTTAATAGCATTTACAGGAATAATTTACGCATACGTTAGTTTAGAGCAGTTGTACAAAGGTAATATTGGTATGTTTATAGCCTATCTTGGTTACGCTTTTAGTAATATAGGACTCTATTTATTAGCGAGTAAATGATATGAAGAAACCAGAACCAACAAGGCGAAAACTTAATCCAGAAACTCCGACACATAAAAGTGTTAATAGAATTCCCATGCCCCCATTGGGACGCGAAGATCAATATGATGTGTCTATGAAGGATGATGTTTATATGCCCGATAACGATAGCGTGTACAAGCCAATAAAGAAAAAAGACTAAAGCAAACGCCCCTATTGACCCGATACTCCATCTATGCTACAATAGTGGCATGGGCCGTATTCTTTTTGGATGCACTGTATGAAGATTTTGGACAAGACTATCAAAAAGGCTTATCAAAATTGGGAACCCAATCCTTTAATTCGTTGCTATCATTATGCTGCTGCTTTTGATAATAACAAGATGATAGCATTTGCTGGCAATAATCCTATTCGATTTAGTGCCAAAGCATTTAGAATGGGAGAACGATTTAATATTTCAACTTATAAGGAGTATCCTTTTCCTCATGCCGAAAGTCATCTTATTTCTAAATTGCTTGATCGCTATAATGCCATTGATACTAATTGGAAGATTGTTGTGTTGCGCATTAATAGAGAAGGAAGAATACTACTGAGTAAGCCTTGTGATAATTGTCAAAAAATTCTTGATGTTTTGGATTTACAGCAAGTATTTTATAGTAACAATGATGGAAGTTTTAGTGATAGTGTTGGACAAATTTTTTATTCAGAGTTGACAGGTTCAGCCGTTTTGGTATAATGGAGAAAACTATGAACTGCATTTATTGTAAAACTGATGTTGGGATTGATCGTTACGAGTTTCTTACCGAAACTGGACGCAAAATTATTTGTAAAGAATGTAGTGTAGAAGATCGTGCTGTGGGCTTTATGGACTGGGGACATAAAACTGCTCCTAGTTTAGTCATGGTTCCTGCTAATGCTAAAGAAACTATTCGTAAACTTGACCGAGCAAATAGGAGAGCGAGATGAGCAAAATAACTTGGCTAGATTTGTATAACTTTTTGCATGACCAAGCAAATAACATAAACAAGGTTGGTAACTTTAACTGGGATGCTCCGGTCATGATTCATGATGCTGATACCGGAGACGAGCATAACTGTGACGTTTATATTCTTGGTGATTCTGGTGGAAAAGATAAGTTTGTTCTAATGTACAATGTAGAAAATATTTATTCGGAGAACAAGTGATGGAACTTCAAATAGAGGGACTTCTTTTTAAGCAGATCTCTAAACCTAAAAATTATGTTCACAATAAGATTGTTAATGTCTACGACAACAACTACAGAATTAATCTATATTGTGAATATGAAGAGGATAACTTGACCAAAAAAAGAATTTGCGGTAGTTACTTCGCTAAGTTACTAAATAAGTCTACGCTTCAAATAGTACATAGTTCAGATAAAGTTTGATTTATGAAACAAGAATTACAGCAACAACTATACGACAAATATCCAGAACTCTTTTCTAATAAAGATAAGAGTATAATGGAAAGTTGTATGGCATGGGGCATAGAATGTGGTGATGGATGGTATGATATACTTTCTAGTTTGTGTTGGAAGATCAAACAGCAGGAAGATAATATTCGTTCACAAACAGAATATAAACAGCAAAAAGATGCCACCTATACCTCAGATTATTATCCTGTAAAGTTTGATCAGATCAAAGAAAAGTTTGGTGGACTTCGCGTTTACTTTACTGGTGGAGATAGTTATGTCGAAGGTTTAGTTAGTATGGCCGAAAGTTTTAGTTACAAGATTTGTGAAGTTTGTGGAGAAAGGGGCAAGCCAAACAAAGGTGGATGGATTAGTACACTTTGTGATAAATGTCGAAACAAAGATCAGTGGAATCCTCCAGAATTTCCGGGTTAAATAATGTGGAACTATTATCTTGTACAAGAATGTATAATGAACCAGAAATGGATAGATGAAAATGGTAGCAATTGGGCTGCTGGACGAGTAGAATGTTTTGATAGTGAAAACTCTTATGGATATTCTAATCGTGAGTATGGTTTAATTATTGATGGTAAAGATTGGAACAAATTTGACGAGTTCCTGAGAAATTTTTCCTCAACCTCTTTACACTCATTGGATGATCTGATACAATACAGTGAACTACCCATTGTGAGATTTAAAAAATGAATATTGTACACTACCCCATCACCAATATTAAAAAGGTCGAAGAACTTTATTCTGAGAAAGATGGAGTCCCTGTAAAACACGTTTGTACTACAGAATTTGGCGATTCGATAGTTGATGTTTTTTATAGAGACACTCCGCATCCAAAGTTTGGTAATAAATATTTTGCCGTACTATTTCGTGATAATGTTCCTTATATTGCTAATGCTGACGAGGTTGAGAACTTAACATTTGGTCTGGTACAGAATGATAATGGCGATATGGAATATAGTAGAAGTCGCCATGACTATAAGAAATTTAAGAATGGCAACATGATTGATGGTGGACGAGATTATATTCGATCATCTGGCAAGGTTTTTATTTACGTTGTACGCGATGGTAAAATGTTACGTTATGGGGTTAATAATGTCAATAGATGATATGTTTGAAGAATGGTTGGATCAAATTAGACCAATAGTTCCTTTGGGGGATGAAGGAATCTCTAATAGAGAAAGATATGCAGATATCATTCCTCAACTAAGCATAGCATTTGAGGCTGGATTTAAAGCCAAACTGATACACAATTCCTCAGAGATGTTGCAAAAATGACAACAAGTGAACTAATCAAAGAACTACACAATTTATCAGAGTCGGGTATTCAGGATCTTGGCGAGGATGTAAATGGCAATCCTATTTTTGCTATCAAAATAAATCATTCTGTAGGAAGTTTTGTTCTTGGGGACATGAACATTGATGACTTTCCAGAATGGAAAAACGTTTCCTAACAATTCGGATTTGTAAAAATATGAACAGTTTCTTAAAAGGATTTTTCAGTATTTTTAATTGGATGAGTCCTAAAAGTTTGGACTCTAGTCTAAACGATTTAGATAATAGTATGCAAGACCTATATACTAAAATGGGCTGGGGGAAATATATCAATCCTAGTTGGAATACATCCATTGATATGACACGCAGTATTAGTGCTAGTGAATGGAACGACCACATTAATCAAAATAAAACTGTGGAAGAAGTATACGGAAATGTTAAAATTGTTACACAATCACAATTTCTGGACGAAATGATCAAATTGATTCCATCTGGTTGCTTTCAGCCATATGCGTACTATAATGAGGATATGGATGCTCTACAGGTTTACTTTAAAGACTCCAGTTCGTATACTCAACCTTTAAATCAGAATGTGGAACTTCATTTGAGTCATGAATCAGATGAAATTACTGGCGCTACCATACTAGGCATTAAAAAACTTATTAATCCATAATATGAATAGACTATCATCCGAAGAAATAGAAGCAATATATCGTTGTATCAGTTTCTCTATGGATTTGAGAGATCAAATAGAATGGAAAAACGAAGAACAATATTGGTCAGATTGGGATGGTATGAACAAAAATATAGAGATTGCTTTGGCTACTACTAATAAACTTGCTGGATATGAAGGTTGAAACAACAATGAGTAAAACTAACAAAAAACCACAGTTTAATTGTGACGTTAACGGTGGTATTATGGTTACCTGTGCATTACGCTATGCTCTTGGTCGCATGACTTATGTGCCGGGAGCAGTTCAAGATTGGATTAAAACTTATTGGGATAGTTTGGATAGTAATACTAGATTTGTAATTGTGCGTGATGTATTTGATTATTTGTTTGATGATTTTAGAACCAGCGGTAAAATGGCAGCACCATTCAACGGATATGATATCAAAGAGTGGGAGAGGTTTGCTATTGACAGATATTGGGCTTTGAGTTATGATGAGCGAAAGAGCATTGATATGAATTTGGGAAGTAAAAGCGGTAATGCCAAATGGTTAACGGTTTGGATGCCTAAACTTTATGAGAATCACCATGAACTTTGACCAAGCAAAAGAACAGTCTTTTCTAGTTCCATGGAAAACTATGGAATGTTTTA